AAGGTACTGCTGACGATAACACAGGTCATGTACAGATACAATTTGTAGGGGCTTCATCGGATACTATCGCAATTCAACTTGCTGGTACAGGACACTATGATGGTACTGCTGGTAAAATTGAAAACAACGCTACTAATACTACTGCAACTTCAGGAGATTTAGAGTTGACTGCATTAGGAACTTCTGGTAGTGTTATTATCGAATTAAGAAAAGACACAGCATTTACTGATTAATTTTTATGACAATTAAAAATACAACAGTTGTTGATATCAATAGTAAAGCAATAATTAAATCTATTGGTATCAAAGATGAAGTTGACCAGATTATGGTAGACGCTGAAAAGTTAGTTGATGGTAATAATAAATCTAAATTAAGTTTGATTGAATGTTATTATCAGATAGAAGGCACAGGTACTTTAAAAATAAGTGCTGATGCTGAAACAGAAGATTTATCTCTAACTGGTAGAGGTAAGTATGGGTTGAGACCAGATCAATTAAAGTTTGGTAATGACGCAAAAATAAAACTAACAACTGACTCAAATGTAAAAAGTTATTTGTTAATAACTGAATTTAGAAGGAATTAATAATGGCTGATACGGTTACAAGTCAAACGATAGTAGACACATCTGGTACAAAAACAGTAATGAAGTTTACTAATCTTAGTGATGGTTCTGGTGAGACACTGGTAACTAAAATGGATGCAAGTGCATTAACTCATATGACTGAGGATGCAACCAAGAAGATAAGTAAAATTTGGTGGACTTGCAATACAAACTCTGGTAACGGAGGAGTTGAAATAATTTGGTCAGGCAGTGGGACAAGTGCCGCAAATGCAACTGCTTTGTTTGTGAGTGGCGAAGGATATTGGGATTTACATACTGCGGGTAATGGCATTATTAATAATGCAACATTAGTATCTGGTACAAGTCCTGCAGGCGACATTTTGTTTAGTACAAAAAACTTTACTCAAAATGATAGTTATACAATTATAATAGAAGTGAGATAATGAGTAAGAATAAAAAAGATCATTCGAAAGCGATACTAGAACGAATAGTAGGAACAAAAAGAAAAACTGAACTTGCCGAAAAGTTTAAAGAGGCATTTGCTGAAAAGTATAATGTTAAAAGAGAAGAAATTAAACAAGGCATAGTAGATAAAGTTTACAACAAAGAAAAGGTGGAGAGATGAAATTAATCACAGAAACTATTGAAGATATAGAAGTATTGACAGAGGCAACCACTAACGGTGGTAAGTCTTATAAGATACGAGGTGTCTTTATGCAGGCTGATATTAAGAACCGTAACGGTCGAGTTTATCCAGTCGAAACTCTTGCAAAAGAAGTCAAGAGATATACAAACGAATTCATTAATAAGAAACGAGCATTTGGCGAACTAGGACATCCAGACGGACCAACAGTAAACCTTGAGCGTGTTTCTCATATGATTACAAGTCTTAAACCAGAAGGTAAAAACTTCATAGGTGAGGCGAAGATAATGGATACACCATATGGTAAAATCGTCAAGAACTTAATTGACGAGGGTGCTCAACTTGGTGTTTCATCAAGAGGTATGGGATCTATACAACAATCACAAGGAAAAAACATTGTTGGTAGAGACTTTTATCTTGCAACTGCTGCTGATATTGTTGCAGACCCTAGTGCACCAGACGCTTTCGTAGAAGGCATCATGGAAGGCAAAGAGTGGGTATGGGACAATGGAATGTTAAAAAGTAGATCAGTTGAAGCATACAAAGAAGAAATTGAACGAACTCAACGCCACGAATTGGCAAAGGTAAAGTCAAGAATATTTACTGATTTTATGTCAAAATTATAAACCTACGCGGCCTTGTTAATAAAAATAAGGACGAAAATGGTAAATGTTATAAATAATAGTAAATAAAAATTAATTAATTTTTAATATCAAGGAGAGACCGAATGTCTGAAACCGAAATGAAACAAGAAGTAGAATTAGAAGAAAATGTCATAACTAAAGATGCCGTTGCTTCTGAACCTACTCACCTTAAAAATGATGCTGAAGATTTAGGTGCACCAGTTGTTAAACCAACTGACACTAATCCTGACGGATCTAAAAAGGTAAAAAAAGTTAAGGATCAGGTTAATAAAGACGAGAACGATGGTTCTTTACCGAACGATCTAAAACCGTCATCTGTTAAAGAAGAAGAAGTTGAAGTTGAAGGCGATGAAGTTATTGCTGAATCTGACGAATCTGAAGAAACAGAAATTGATCTATCTGCTGATGTTAAGGCATTAGTTTCAGCTGACGCTGACCTATCTGAAGAATTTAAAGAGAAGGCTGCGACAATATTTGAAACTGCTGTTAAGACACGCATTAAGGAACAAACAAAGATTTTGGAATCCCAGTATGAAGATAAACTTTCAAAAGAAACTGATACAGTAAAAGAAGCTATGGTCGAAAAAGTTGACTCATATCTAAACTATGTTGTTGAAGAATGGATGAAAGAAAATGAATTAGCAGTTGAAAGAGGTATTCGTACTGAAATCGCTGAAGATTTTATTACTGGACTTAAATCTTTATTCAAAGAACATTATATTGATGTTCCAGAAGAAAAATACAATGTACTAGACGACTTAACAAATCAAACTAAAGATTTAGAAGCTAAGTTAAATGAACAGATTGAAAAAAATGTTGATCTAACAAAAACAAATTCTAAATTTACAAGAGCAAACCTTGTCGCTGAAGTATCTGCTGATTTAGCAGAAACTGAAAAAGAGAAATTTGTTTCTATGGCTGAGAATGTTGATTTCGATAGTGCTGAAAAATTTAAGGAAAAACTAGAGACTGTTAAAGAATCTTTTTTCCCTAAAACAAAATCAGAGATAGCAGAAAATTCTTCTGTTGATTCTGTGGCGGCGAATGTACCTAGTGATTTCACTAGTGGACAATCGGATGCTATGGCTGCATACACTGCCGCTATTACAAAAGACATTAAGTATGGTGAAACTAAGTAATCATATATTAATGGTGACTAAATTTTTAAATAACTAACTTTAAATAGGAGAGATAATAAAATGTATCTTACTGAAAATTTACAAGAAAAGTGGCAGCCAGTCTTAGAACATCCAGATTTGCCAAAAATCGGAGATTCTTACAAACGAGCTGTTACGACTGTTATTCTTGAGAACCAAGAAAAAGCAGTTAGAGAAGATAGAGGGTTTATGACTGAGGCTGCCCCTGCAAATGCAACTGGTTCAAGTGTTGATAACTGGGATCCAGTATTAATATCACTAGTTCGTAGAGCAATGCCTAATCTAATCGCTTATGATGTTTGTGGCGTTCAACCGATGACTGGTCCAACTGGACTAATCTTCGCTATGAAGTCAAGATTTGCTACACAAACAGGTACTGAAGCATTATTTAACGAAGCGGATTCAGATTTTTCTGCTCGTGATGCTGCTGGTGGTTCTGGTTCTCCAGACGCACAAGCTGGTACAAACCCTGCTACACTAAATGATAGTCCTGCTGCTGGTACTTTTACCACTGGTTCTGGAATGTCAACTGCACAAGCAGAAACACTAGGTGATGGTACTGATGAGTTTGCTGAAATGGCTTTCTCAATCGATAAAGTAACTGTTACTGCTAAATCTAGAGCTCTAAAAGCAGAGTACACTATGGAACTTGCACAAGACTTAAAAGCAATCCATGGACTAGACGCAGAAACAGAACTTGCTAACATCTTATCAAGTGAAATTCTTGCAGAAATCAACCGTGAAGTAGTTAGAACTATTTACTCACACGCTAATAAAGGCGCTGAAGTAAATACTACAACTGCTGGTATTTTTGATCTTGACACAGACTCTAACGGTCGTTGGTCAGTTGAAAAATTCAAAGGTCTTCTTTTCCAACTAGAAAGAGATGCTAATGCGATTGGTCAAAAAACAAGAAGAGGTAAAGGTAATATCATCATAACTTCTGCTGATGTTGCTTCTGCTTTACAAATGGCTGGTGTATTAGATTATGCTCCTGCACTATCTAGCAACTTAAATGTTGATGATACTGGTAATACTTTTGCTGGTGTTTTAAACGGAAAATTCAAAGTATATGTTGATCCATATGCAGCGAACATTTCTGCTGATCAATACTATGTTGTAGGTTATAAAGGAACTAGTCCTTACGATTCAGGTCTGTTCTATTGCCCATATGTTCCACTACAAATGGTGAGAGCAGTTGGACAAGACAGCTTCCAACCTAAAATTGGTTTCAAAACTCGTTACGGAATGGTTCAAAATCCATTTGCAACGACAAACGGCTTAGGCGCAGTAGATAATTCTGGTGCGGTTGCTGCTGGAGATCAAAATATCTATTACAGAAGAGTTAAAGTTACAAACATTATGTAATTTTACTTTAAGTAAAAGACTTTAAAAAGGGGGCTTTATGCCCCCTTTTTTTTATCTAGGGAACTCTTATAAATACTAGTATGACTGAAACAAATATTCAAAGTAGACAACCGATAATCATGGACTATGCAAGTCCTATACAGTTTAGATTTAAATGTACTAAACTACCACTTGTAGAGTACTTCTGCCAGACAGCAAATGTACCATCTATAGCACTAGGTGAAGCAACAGTTACTACACCATTATATGACTATCCTATACCTGGCGATAAAGTCACATACGGAAGTCTAGATATATCATTCTTAGTAGACGAAAATTTAAACAATTATAAAGAACTGCACGATTGGATACTCGGTCTAGGGTTTCCAAAAGATAATCTACAGTATGCAAATTTAGCAGCATCGTCTGCTGATACATTTCCTGGTTCAACTGCAAGTGCTGCTGCAACAGGAACATCTTTAAAACAACCTGTTTCAGAAGGCGGAATATATTCAGACGCAACTCTAACAATATTAAACAGTAAGAATGTAGCAAAGACTGAAATTAGATTTCAAAACTTATATCCGACTACTCTTGGTGGTTTAAACTATGATATACAAGCATCCGATGTTGATTACTTAACTGTTTCAGCAAGTTTTAATTACATTAATTACGATATAGTACAAATTTCTACTACTTAAGCCTTGACTTTTCACCGATAAAGTGATATAATATATATTATGACATTAGAAGAATTACAAACACAAGTTAATAGGGACTTTAAAATAGATGATACTGAATTAGATTCAGAGTCTATTAAGATACCTTTATTACATAACAAATATCTCCAACATCTCAATAAGTTTTCTTTACTCTTAAAGAAGGCTGAATATGACCATAAACTACTTGTAAGATCAAAGTGGGAATA